TGGGTCAAAACCAGCAACAGGACCTACTGCAGCAGCATTAGCACCAAAGCCAGCTGTGGTAGCAGGGTTACCAGTTGGTTGACCAGCAGCATTGCCAGCCATTGTAGGTGTTTCCATCAGGTTGATACCCTGAGAGAAAGCAGCCTCTTCTCTTAAAAACTTTTCTTGGTTTTCCAGCAGGACAGCAGTAACAGCTCTTCTATGGTTATCCTTGATACCATCAAGACCTTCATAGTCTAGGAGAGGTGCCCACTTTTCCTGCAGATGCTCAGATTGGAACATTTGCGTTTACCTAAAGGGGATTGTTTACAGTTTGAATTAATATTAAATTCAGTTTTGCTTGAAAGCACCCAGGCTTCTCAGATAGGTTTCCATTGTTGAGGAGACCTCAGCATTGGTGCTATCTACACCCTCAGAGAGAGTTTGAGCAGATTGGGTCTTTGCAGCAGGAGCTGTTCTGGAGAAGTATGACTCCTTCAGAGTTTCCAGCTTTTCACGATATTCTTCTTCACTTTCAAACTCCACACTTTCAGCAAGTGAGGCGAGCTTCTCCTTCTGGGTCTCAGCAAGACCTGAGGAAACTTGAGTCAGAACATCCTGTGCAGATGACTCAGCGAGTCTCTTGTTCAGTCCAATGTTCTTATCAATTTGCTCATTGAGCTTGGTTTCCATGTCATCAAGTTTTTCTACCATGCTTTCCAGCACATCATATTTGTCTTCAGGGATAGTTACATAATGTTCTTCAAAAAGACTCTTCATGCCTGAGAGGAAACTCTCAGTCATTTCAGATTTAATTCCATGTTCTACTGCCAGTTCATTCTCAGTCATCCACTCTTCGCAGACATACTCGAGATAGGCATCTACTCTTTCTTGAAGTGAGGTCTTGAGTTCTTCTCTTGCCTCATCAAGTTGAGCAGCATATTGTGATTCCAGGACTTCCTGGATTTCTTTTACTTTTGAATTCAGAGCAGCTTCAAAGACAACCTTTGCTTTCTCTCTGAACTCCTCGGAGAGTTCTTCACCACCAAGGAGAGCATTGACATCTTCATCCATGTCATATGCTTCAGTTGTTTCTTCTGATTCAGCAACTACTTCATCAGTAGAAACTTCCTCTTCAGATACAACTTCCTCAGTTGCTTCTGTTTCTTCTTTGGACATTTTAGCCATAGCATCTGCTTTCTTAGCACCCTTGTTGACTACATCAGCCACTGTTTTAATTTTGGGTTCCTTAAGTTTAGCAGAATCATCATCTGGCTTGTAGTTCTCTGGTGAAGGACCACCAAGATCCTCATAAGAACCAGCGCCTTTTGAATCCATTGGGTCTCCAGCTTTAGCACCAGAGTTTACCGCAGTTTTGGATTGTGCTGTCTTTACTTCCATTTCTTGTAGATCTCCACGAGACATTTTTAAAACTCTCCGATTGCCTGTTTTAAACTATATTTATTTATAAATTAAAACCTTTTATATCAAAGGTTATTGAGGAAGTTATTAAATACTTCCAGTTTTTTCTCATCTAGTTGTTTTTGATCAACCAGAGTATTGATCTCTTTGTATGTTTTAGCAGCAAGATTTTCTCTTAAGATGCCACCATCCCATACCCATTCTTTACCTTCCATAATGCCTTCAACAAAGGCATCTGGGGCAGAAGGATCTGCTACAATGTCAGCAGCAGTTGCCAACATGAAGTCATCACCTACAATGTTTACTCCTTCTCTGGTAGGTTTCAATGAACCAATACCTCTGGATGAAACACCCAGTTTCACACCCTCATCAATAAGGGATGCTGCAATCTTGCCCATTGGTGTGCCAAGGAGTTTGGCCTTACCTATGAAGTTTGAACCACTCTCTTTAAGTGATACAATCTTGTGGGATACTCTGTCAAGATTTACAGTAGGACCTTCTGGATGTCCCAGTTCTCCTAGTGCTCTACCTGACTTTACATGGTTTTCATTGTATCTTTGAACTTCCTTTCTCAGGACGCTCATAGGATACATTCTTCCATTTCTGTTTTGAAGGTCTCCCTGAAGGAAGATGCCCTCAATAAACATTGACTTCTTTCCACCAACAGATTCTACAATGAAGTCAACTGTTTCTATTTCTTCTCTGATTAGTTTCATTTTTGACCTCAGGCGTTTTGAACTTGTTGGATGAATGCTTTGCCAGTGCTAGCATTTGTAATAACAGAAACTTTCATAGATCTTCTCAACTCAGCATAGGGAGCAGCAAATGCTGTCACAATGCCTGCAGAGTTATTACTCACTACTATTCTTGTACCAAAGAAACCACCATTTCCAGCAGTATTGTTGATACTTGCAATTGTTTTATGGGAAAAATCATAGTATGATTGACCAGTAGCAGTTAGTGAAACTGCGTCACCAACAGCAAAAGGACAACCTGTTCCCTCTGGGAAATCAATTGTAGTTGTAGCACCAGTTGTAACTCCTACTACTCTTTGAGCAGCAACAGGACCAAGACTAATTTCTTCAGGATCACCTGTGCTTACATAAATGTCTGCTGTAGTAGCAGTAGGATTGGCACCAACAGCAACATGACATCCAACACTTTCAGCAACAACTCTGATTCTATCACTTTGCTGATTAAATGCTGATGATGCAGTAGCAGATCCATTTGTTGTTGCTAGAACTTGCCCTGTACCAACTGGTTTTAATGCGCCCATTTCCCTTAATTACAATAGTGCCTGTTATCTATTTAGATCTGTTCTTCTTCTGGTGTCTCTTCAACATCTAACTCTTGTTCAACCTCAACCTCAGCAGATGCTTCTGGTTGATCTCCATCAAAAACGCTAGTCATTATACCAGGAGTAACAGCATTTACTTTTTCTGCTGTTCTAGCATAAAGAATATCTTTGATAGTATCACTAATTTGTGTAGGTGATTCATCTTTCACCAAAAGATCCATTAATTCGTCCATTTTATGTAAGTTACAATAAGTTTATTTATATTTCCCCACCACTGGGTGTTTCAAACTTATCCTCATCCACCTCTGGTGCCTGAGGAGTTGCACCCATCAAACCACCAGTTGTATCTCCTGGAACTGGTTGACCAGTAGCAGGATCAATAGGCATTTGACTAGGATCAGGAATGATTCCATCCTTGATTTCCTTTTCAATCAACTCATCCTGTTCAATAATCTCTTGATCAGTTTGACGTAGGATCTTACGTCTTACATAATCATTAGAGTAATACTTACCAACATATGGTTCAGCAAGTGTTGCAAGATTTATTCTTTCAGTTGTAAGTTCTGCCTCTTTGAGTTCAGCAAAGTGGTTATCATAAAGGAAGTCATATTGAATATGATCAGACATCAACTCCCAGTCTTCTGGGGTGCAGACATTCTTTAAAAGAAGTTGTGTCTTCAGAAGATCTTGGAACATATGAGAGAATCTCTTTCTCATTCTTCCAACAAACTTGGAGAACTTGATTTCATCTCTCAAGATTTCAGACGATCTACCCAGTGAGAAACCACCTTCTCCCTGAATCCTTGTTTCAGGAACATTCAGTGATCTATACAGTTTCTTCTGGAAATAGTTGATGTCAGTAATTTCACCAAGATTCTGACCACCAGGAAGTGTTGTGATTTCAGTCCCTCTACCACCTTCTCTTCTAGGTAACCAGAAGTCCTCCATCATAGACATAAACTTTTTATCATCTCTGATCTCACCTGTGTTAGCATCATAGACCAACTTGTTTCTATAACGCATCATCACATCTCTAAGGTATTGCTCTGCTTTTACCTTAGGTAGGTTTCCAACATCAATGTAGAAGATTCTTCTTTCAGGTGCTCTTGAAAGTCTGTAGATTACAAGAGAGTCCTCAATCATCATCAACTGATTAAGTGGTTTGATTGCTTTATGCAACCAGGAGAGAGTTGATCCCTTGTTTCTATCTACAAGACCTGATGTACAATAACAGATAGAATCTCTTGTTAATTGAACACCACCAGCAGATTGCTGTGTTCCATAACCAGTTTTCTTACCACCATCAGTATATACAAAGAACTCTTCAATAGGTGGGAACTGGAATTGATCAGCAGCATTAGGTGCTTTTTGAAAAACACCATCACCTTTTCTTTGAACAATCCTTCTAACATAACGCATCTTTGATGCGTCAATGTATCTCAGTTCTTGGATACCAGCTTCTGGGTTTTTCTGGTCAATGACCTTATTATAGTATAGTCTGCCATCAATATACCAATTTCTGAAGATCTCATGTGCTTTGGTATCAAAATCAAGTAGGTCAAGAATATATCTAAACTCTTCTCTAATTTTTTTCTTGATGCCATCACTAGCATTCAAGTTTGAAAGTTCAATCTCTACTGGAGAGTCATGTGTATCAGAAACAATTGCTTCATTAACAATATCCTCAATTGCACTATCACACTCAGGATACAGAGACATTGATCTGTATCTTCTGATTAAATCATTTTCATTTTTATAAATTCCTTCAATGTCTACATAAGAACCAAAAAAACCAGAACTAACATAATTCTCAGATCCATCCTGATTATTAGGAGGAACTGGAGATATTAGTCCTGGTGGTTGCTTCTCATTATCTTCAATTGAGAAACCAAACAATTTTGCCATTATTATATACTAGGAGTCCTTTGCTCCTAGTATTTATCAACTTAAAATATCATACCAATGTAGGAGTAGAAGCACCATCATCTCTTCCACTTTCTGCTCTACCAATTCTGAAGTCCTGAACCTGGAAGGTTACAGTAAATTCTTCAATGGTATCAGTTGAATCATAACTCAAATCAATTGCAGAAACTTCTGTTGGGAACATACCAGTAAACTTGTATGATCTCAGAATCTGCTGCTCAGTATTATTCATATCATGAGTAGTGGAATTTCTTGCATTTCCTCTTCCCAGTTGTGCAATGAAACCATTACACATATATGATGAAGGATTAGTAATACCTGTAGCATGTGACAGGTCATTGATGCTATTCATCCATGCCTCAAATGCACTTCTAAGATTGAAGTCCTCATCATTGATAATAGTTACTGTCCATGGTTCAAAGGTTCTGTCTCCAGCAACTTTGAGAATTCTTCCTCTAAAAGGAATTGGAACTTCTGCAACTGTAGATGCAGGAAGTTGTGCTGCCTTACAAAGGAATCTAAAATCTGAAGAAGTTGTATTGTTCCAGATTGCACCAACATTAGTGATACCTGCTGGGAAAGCAGGAATGGATGCTTCAAATAGATTGGGGCGGGCACCGCCACCCCTCAACTGAGTCTTGAAATCATGAAGTTTTTTAGTTGTGATGTTTGCCATTTGTTGTTACCTCGTAGTGTTATTGCTTAATTTAAATCAAGTTCCAGTGACTTCAGCGAAGCTAATTCCACCTCTTGTAGCAACAAAAGTGAGGGTTACAAAGTTGATGGATCTTGCAGGTTGAATGAAGATATCAGCTCTGAACTCATTGTTGTCAACAATAGCAGGAGTATTGTTTGTTTCATCACAAATGACTCTAAAGTCTTCAATGCCTCTTTGTGCCTGAATATCAGTCAAGAAAGGTTCAACAATGTTGATAAAGTTTGATCTTGTCTCAGAATCATTCAATTCAAAGAGTTGATCATTTGCAGCATTCTCAAGTGCTTGCTCAACTGTAAGGAACAACCTTCTAACATTAATTCTATCAAAAGCAGACTTGAAGGAAAGTGCTGTCTTATCACCAAAGAGAATTGCACCAGCAGCGTTTTGATTAATGACTGGATTAATTCTTGCTTTGTAAAGTTGATCTCTTTGTGTTTTGTTGGGGTTATATGCCAACTTAACTACATTGTTAAGAGTTCCTCTTGCTTGACCAGCAGGTGAGAACCAAGGCAGATAAACTGAGTTGTTTCTTGCCATAATACCAGCAACATCACCATTCAGAGGAATAAATCTGAATTCATTGTTGAATCTATCAAAGACATACTTATAACCACTATCAAGAACACCAAAAGATGAAGAACTAATTTGTGAGTAGAAGTTCAATACATTATTTGTAGCAGTTGTAGAATTAGAAACATTAACTACATTTGCTCTGTGTGGTGAAATAACTGCTTGACAGTCCTTTCTACCTTCAGCAATAGAAATCAACAGATTTGCTTTTGCTTGAGATGACAGTTGATCATTCATTGATGCTCCCCCTAAGAGGAAGTCAACTGAAATTTCATCTTTGTTTTCATAAAGTTTATATCCAGTAAGAACATCACCAAGTGCAGGTGCCATTCCTCCTGATGCTTGATAATCAGCACCACCAAGGAGTGTGTAACTTACATTTCCAAGCACATTATAAGTAACACCCTGAGCATTAAGACCCCATGCACCAGAACCACCAACTACTTTTGTAAATCCACTAGAGAATCCACCTGCTTGGGCAGAAACACCATTAACAGCATCAGTTGTTGTTCCAGGATTAGCACCAGCAAAGATGTATTGTGAATTTAATGCAAGGAAGTTCTTATAGTAATTTCTAATTGGAGCATTTCCATCTTCTTCAGCATCAAGTGCTTTTGAAAGGAAGAAGTTTGTCTCAAGAATATTTCCTTGTACACCTGTTACAGTTCCAAAATCATCAACAACAGCAACGTGGATTGCATCATTATGTGCATTTCTTGATGATGCAAAATTGTTATCTACAGGTCTTGGAGCAAGATTCTTCCAGAAAACAGTTGAGTTTGTAAGTGAAAGAGTTTGCTGATCATACCAGTCAACAGCAGTTAAAGCAGAGACAGTAGCATGAGATGCTCCACCACCACCAGTGTTAATACCAGAGTTGTTTACAAAGGTGATTGCATCAGATGCTTCAATAGATCTGCCAGCATCACCTACCTGATAAGTGATAGGATACTCAGTTCCTGCATCTGTTGCCATTCCAGATACTCTGGAGACAATTTTAACATCAAATGAACTCTTTTCTTGTGAAGAAGAGTCAGTTGTAACACCAGTAATAATTCCTTTGAGGAATCCAGTGAATGCAGTTGTTGTTCCTGCACCAGGAGTTGCAACACTAGTAAGTTGAACAGTAACACCAAATCCAACTGTTGCACCTGATGCTCCAGGATTTGTTGTAGTAATACCAATTGTTTGGTCTGCAAAGTTATCAATAGTGCAGACTTTAAGATTATTGTTTAATTCGCCAGGTTCTCTTGAACCATAGAAGAAATCAGTAGCAGATGAATAGTTTGCTTCATAATCATCAAAATTCTTAATCTTTAATGAGGTAGATGCTACAGATACACCTGCATTTGAGTTCTTAAGACCACTACCATCTATTCTAACTACCTGGAGAGCACCACCATATGAAAGGAATTCAGATGCAACCATCCAATCCTCATAATGTCTGTCATTAGACTGGGGACGACCAAATACTTCTAATAATTGACTCTGATTTGTAATCAGAACATTTTCTTCAACAGGACCACTCTTAAAGGGTGCAGCAATTGCACCAACATTATCAAGAACATTATCAGCTCTACCAACTGTAAGGTCAACTTCCCTGACCAATACACCTGGAGATAATTGAGGAGTTGCCATTAAATTCTCTCCTTAAAGTTCTCATGATTGACTGAAATTATTTATTGTTTTCAGGGGTTTCAGTGGGGAAACAATGCATGAACTACCAATCTGGATACTGCCAGTCACAAAATGGAGTCTTCTTTTTTCTACTATCTACTATTCTTTTGATGGTGCATTCTTTACACTCATAAGAAAAAGATGATGCAGTGGGTCCTCTATCTTTTCTTGTCCTGTAAAATGAATCTACAAGATTTTTTCTTATACCACAAGATCTACATTTTCTTTCATCTAAAAGTAAATGACCTAATTTAAACTGCTCATCAAAATTCATTATTTTTCTGCTGCATACAATGCAAATGTGGATGTTGTAATAACTGTCATCATGTTGGCAATGTGCTGTTTTACATCAGAGTCACATGATTTTGAAGGTAAAAAACAACCTAGAATAGTTGCTCCAACTATGACTAACTGAAAGCAAATGACAATTCTTATTAAATTTATAACTTTAATTTTAGCATCCATTACCTGTAGTTCCACATGTAATCCATTCCTCCACCTTGATCACCATACTCATCAGTAAACCATCTATCACCATCCTCATCCACAAATGTTGAATCATCAAGACCATCATTTATAAAACCAAATGGTGCCATATCTTGTTCTATCTGATTCTTCTGCTCTTGATAAATTCTCTTCCTAACATCCTGGTCAGTCAATTCTTTGAAGTAATCCTGTGCAACTAACCATGCATAGATGACCAGACACATAGCAAGATCATCATTACATCCCTCCTCTGCCTCAAATGAATTATGTTTAGCAACAAAGGTAGTCAATTCAGAGATAATCTCATAGTCATTAAAGAATAGTTTATCTTCCTCAATAAGTGTTTTTAGATTAAGAGAACCAACTTTTTTTACTGTCTTAGACATCTTGATACCAAGTTGAGTTTTAGATCCTGAGAATCCTTGTCCCACTTGCTGTCCTGCTCTCCCCCTCATAGAGCACATCAGTAAATTTTGATATTCTAGATCATATTGCAAGATTGATGCCACCTGGTCCCCAATATCATTGACTTCACATAATACAAATGCCTCATTATACTTCCTTGCAACCTCCCATATGATATTAGGGAACAACATTGGTTTTATAGTATTGTTTCTATATTTCGCAACAATCTTATGTGGGAACTCTGTAATATCTGTTAGAACAAATGCAGAGTAATCATTACCAACTCCTCTTGCCACATCAACAGTCATTACATAGTCATGTTTTTTCTTTGGAGGTTCATATACATCCAATCCAGCATTTCTTTGCACAGGATTATCATATATCAAACTTTTCAGTTTGCTTGGTGCAATCAGAGTGTCAACAGATCCAAGGAACTCACACTCAAACTCAATCTTAAACTGTTGTTCAGAGGTATTCTTAATTGTCTGCTTTTTCCATTTTTCATCTCTTCCAGGAACTTCAGACCAGTGAACATCAGTAGGAACATATTCATTACTACCATTCTCTGCATCATGCCACATCCTATAGAAGTGGTTCATACCATGAGGTGTAGAAACAATTATGACTTTTGTGCTTTTACCAGAAGTAATAGTAGGATAAACAGATGCAAAGAAGGCATCAGCGATGTGATTTGGAACGAACGCGAATTCGTCCAAGAAGAGGATATTGAACGACATGCCTCTGACAGCACTCGCAGATGTAGAAGCTGCCAGTATCTTACTGCCATTTTCTAACTCCAGTGATCCTTTGTTCCATGATAGGATACCCTGCTGCATCCATTTAGGCAAGTTCTCATATGCTACTTGTAACCTACTCAGAAGCTCTCTAGCAGTTGATGCTTTGTTAGCGAGGATGCCAATATTAACACTGTCATTAAAGACGACATGGTGAAGCAGAAAAGAAATAACAGTCGTGCTTTTGCCAGTCTGTCTTGGCATTTTGCAGATGTTAAATCTATTCTGGTAAAAATTGTTGATAAGTTTTTCTTGAAAATCATATGTCTTGAATGGTTGTAAACCATGATCAAGAGTCACAATCTTTACATAGTTTTGGGCAAAGTAGACAGGGTTATCCTTACACTTCAAATACTCTTCAATATTCTCTTGAGTAAACTCAATTTGAGTATTTGCTTTTTCTACGAGGGTTCCCAACTTTCTTTGAAGGTCTCTTAAGATCGCTTCCTGGGTTCTCACGTTCATACGACTTCCTACCTTTTTCATTCAATCCTCCAGATTGATTTTTACCAGACTTTTTTGTCCAAGCAGCCCCCTCAGAAACATCTGTATCTTCAGATACACCTGATTTTCTAAGTCTCTTTGCTTGACTCTTATGCATTTCTACTGCCTTATCTAGTTCCTTGGCAATACCCTTCACATTGTCTGGAACATAATTCTTAATGGGATGATCTTTCTTTTCTTCAATTTCAACCTCTTCACCAACATTAATCATCAGTTCTCCAGGTTGATAATCAGTCTTATCAAATCTCTTCAGATGACATCCAGGATATACTTTATCAAGTGCTGCCTGAACTTCTGTTCTAGTGGGTGGTGAAACCTCAGGGAAGAAAACTTTCATCATCATTAATTTACCCTTGAAGGTAAACATTACCTGGTAAAGATTACCAGTTTTGGCAGGTACTCTCACTGCCTC